TTTCTAAAATAAAGTCCACCGCTCAATCTTGGGAACATGTGTGTTCCACTGTCTACGAGTGCTGCACCATTGAAAACTCCCATATCACACGCATTTGCATCTACATCTGTTCTTGAATAAACTGAGATATGTTTGTTATTCTGTTGAAGAGTTGAATCATTTACAAACGTGGAAGCATAACCATTCGTTCCATTAGGTGTACAACCCGATGAGTTAAATGTCCAACCTCCATTGAATTGGAGATTATAGGTTGACCGGGATTTTGCTTCGATACAAGTTCCTTGTGCGTTTCCACCAATCATAGGATAGAATACAATTAATTTATCCCAAAGATTATTAGAGACAAGACTTGTGAATAGGGTTTTAGTTGCTGCGCTGACTGTAGATGTAATTCCTGTTCCACCTGACAATACGACTGCGTTCAAGAAAAGTTCTGCTTCCGTTGTACCACTCACAAAAGTTGGAGTAGGTGTTTGTGTCGGAGTAGGTGTGTTCGTTGTAGTATTTGTTGGAGTGATTGTATTCGTTGGCGTCTGAGTATTAGTTGGAGTTTGAGTTGGGGTTGATGTCTCCGTATTAGTCGGAGTTTGAGTAGGTGTTGGTGTTTCCGTATTGGTTGGAGTTTGAGTTGGTGTTTCACTTGAAGTTTGTGTAGGAGTAGAAGTTGAAGTTGGTGTTCCACTTGAAGTTTGTGTAGGAGTAGAAGTTAAAGTTGTTGTTGTAGTTGGAGTTTGTGTAGGAGTAGAAGTTAAAGTCGTTGTTGTCGTTGGAGTTTGTGTTTGAGTGTTTGTAGGAGTCGATGTTTGAGTATTGGTAGGTGTTTGTGTAGGTGTTGCTGTTAAAGTTGTTGTTGTAGTTGGCGTTTGTGTTTGAGTGTTTGTAGGTGTGATTGTTGGAGTAGGCGTTGGTGTTTCAGTTCCAGTTTGAGTATTGGTTGGAGTATTTGTTGGAGTATTTGTATTCGTAGGAGTATTGGTAGGAGTTTGTGTTGGAGTCTTCGTAGGAGTTGGAGTAACAGTTGTAGATGGAGATGGAGGAGGTGGAGGATTTAATTCATCAGGAGCAAATATATAATTTGCATTTTCCTCATCAGGAGAAATGAATATATCAAAGTTTGACTCATCGGTCATTGCACTACTTACATAAACTGTTGCAAGTCCATTTTCAACTTGATTATATGCAAGCGCAGGGTTTAGATTTCCACTACCAGCTGGTTGTTCCCAAATGGAATAAGTATATGTTCCCTCATAAGGAAACATGATTTCACCAACACCAGTACCTTCATAAAATTCAAATTCATCATACCTCGATTTATGAGTAGAAATATCTGTTGGGATAAATCTAACTTTCTCTTTGGTGAATGTATGAACGAATGAAAATAGATATTCAGGATTGGATAGTTCTGAATTCTGTGAAACTGTAACAACAAGAGTATTCCTCTGTGCTGCTTTGATTATTAACATCTCTATTAAATATAATAAAATAGTGAGGAGATATAAATTCTCCCCACCATTTTAGAAAAGATTATTGTACAGTTATACCTGCAACAACTGAAGTCAAAGGACCACTCAACTCGTTCATTGGATTTGGTTCCAAATATCCGAATGTGATGTTGTATCCTTGTCTATCTCCGAGAGCCAATCCTGTGACAGATGTACCAGCTGTTACATAACAACCGTATGTTTGTCCAAGATAGAAGTATGAACCATCGTTAGTCTCAATAACAATAGCCAATTGTTGAGATTGACCAAGTGTTTTAAGGATATTACGCTTAGCTTGGTCAAGTTTCGCAAAGAATGTAACACATTCTCCTTGATAGAAAATTGTACCATTTTCAAGTGATGCATTCACGGATTCAGTGTGCTGAGAAGAAGTTCTTATCAATTGAAATTCGTAAAATGTTCCCGAACCTGAAATCTGCGTAATTGTGTCACCAGTACTCTGTGTGAGAGATGCAATGTTTGTGTAATCTGTAATCCACATTGTCTTAAGACCACCGACATTATCTCTACAACCTAGTGCTATACCAGCCGTTAAATTACATGCCATTTTATAATGATTTAATTTAAATGTTTATTTTTTTAATAAGAAGGGGACAATACCCCTTCTTAAAATATTAAGACAATCCGTTAGTTACAAAGAACTGAGGGAATGCAACTTGTGTACCAAGTTTCCAAGCTGACATAATTCTCACTTCTTGGAAGTCTTGGGACCACCACGCCCGAAATGAATCCTCATCCGAGACTAAATCGGTCCCTACAAGCATATACTGCATTGGTCCAATTACAATTAAATTTGAACCATTAAGTCCTGGTACACCAACAACTTCATAGTTTGTTTGTGGGTGGAAAGTAGTGAATACTTGACCAAGAGTTGGTTCAGTGAAATGGAAGTTATTAACATTTCGGATGGACGCCAAATAACACTTAAATTGTTGTTGAGACATATAGATTTTGATGTCATCTCTATCGTATACATTTCTATCAAGTGAATTGATAAGGTTGTCAATCTGAGCCAATACATTGTATGCTTTCTCAGGAGCTGTTGTACCTGTAACAGAGCAAAGAGCTGTTTGACCAGTCAACTCAACCACCGCACCTGTGTTTGCAAAGATTTGTTTGAAACCACTAAACGCAGATGTTGCGCTAGATGCATTCCAAAGGAGGTCTTCATTATATCTCTTGATTTGTCTTGTTTGCAAATCAACGATTGCTTGCTCGAATGGAGCTGTTTCATTGTATGAACCTGCGTTCAAATATTGTCCAAGCCACAGAGTATTAAGCTCTTGTAAACATAAACTCTGATTTACCTTTAATGCCTGAACTGTAACTGGAGATACAGTAAATGTTACTTGACCGTCATCGTTCCAACCACAAGTTGTACCTGTTTGAACAGCCAATGTTTCAGAAAGTAAGTTAACATTTTGTGTTCCCTTGATTCCTGGAATCACATTAACATACTTCATTGTAACAGGAGTAAGTACTGCTTCACTGATGATGTCAGCAGAAAGTTGGTCTACATATGTAGCCAATCCACCTAAGTCATAATTGAAATTCAGTTTTTTCAAATTGTTTTTCATTTCTGATATGATTTAATTTTGATTTTGAATAAGTGCTTCTCTCAATTTTTTGAAACCTTCGTATTTTGTATTGAGAGGGTTTTTATTCTCGTTTATTGTTTTTTGTGTGTAGATTTTTGAACCTGCTGGTTCCATCGAAAACTTATGGAATTTCTCCTCAAGTTTTTCAATTTTTGCAGTCAAGGATTCGAGTTTAACCTCATAATTCTTAATTGCTTGAGAGAACATTGTTGCGATTTCCATCATTGTTTCCATCTCTTCAACATTTTCTCTTTCGGTGATTTTGCCGTCTTTTGTGATAAATCTGATTTTATTCTCATTACCACTTGAGTCTTTTAACACAACTTGATGTTCTCCATCAGGAGCTGGTTTCTTTGACCCATCTTCACCAAGAACCATCACTTCTTCACCTACATCAAAAGTCTTAGATTCAACTCTAACACCTTGTGCTGTTTCAGCGATTGTAAAAGTTTCTTGATTGTCAGCAAATCCTTCACCTCTTTTTTTGTCGTCAGCCATAGATTGAACACCTTCAATTGCTCCACCTGTAATTGTAATTACTTTACCATCTGCGGTTTCATAATTTCCATCACTTACTGCGGATAAAGACCCGTCATATCCGACCTTCTTGATTAGAAGCCCTACACTAGGCTCTTCTCCTTCAAGTCTCAATACAGACCCGTCTTTCAATTTGATGTCTCCAAATTCCATTTCAACTGACATTTCCTCTTCAACGGAACCTTCTTTTTCGATTTCGACTTCAGTTTCCATATCTCCGACTTTAATCTTTGATACTTTACCTTCTTCGTCAACTTCAATTTCAGTTCCGTCTTCGAGCATATGCATTCCCGGAGGAGCGGGAATCATACCTTCTTCTGTTGCAACATATACGGTAGCTCCTATTTCCAATTCTCCTTCCATTTTAATCGCCATTCCCTGTTCGGTTTTGCCTTCATAAAATTTGTCAGAGGTTAGACCTAAGACCTTCGCTATTTTTGCGAGTGCTTCTTTACTAGTCATCGTTGATTGATTTTAGTATTTGCTTTATTTGGTTTATTGTTTTGTCTTCTTTCGAGAAAACTGATTTCTCTGCGAATAAACCTTCAACAGAAAAACCTGTGAGTTCTTTGGACTTAATCATCTTCCATACTTTTGGGTCTTCAACTTTCATTGAAACATACCAAGTTCCAGCTGGTAAATTAAATCCATAGGAAGCTGACTTATCTCGTTCTGGGTCCTCACTAACCCAAGATTCTGTTACGAATACTTTATCAGCACCTAATTTTTTTCCATCATGTTCTATATTAGTTTCATCAGTTCTTTTTTGTCTCATAAATTTCTCTGCCATCTTTCTAATAGATGCCTTTGAGAAAAATACATAATAGAGATTACCCATAGAATCGTATCTATGAATCATTCTATTTGGAACCATCGCTGCACCTACAATAACTTTTTTCTCATCATCATAGAACATTAATTTTCTTCCATCGGCTTTAACACCACCCCATCTTTCGATTTCACTTAATGAAAGACCTTTTGGAGTTTTGCTCATTTTTTCTAATTGAGCTAATTTTCTTTCAGCCCACTTAAGACCAGCTTCACCACCCCATGCATCATACATCAATTTTCCACAACCATCTTCATAAGTCTTTGAACTTGTCAAATCTCCTTTATGTCTTGAGAGATAGGAATACATACGCTTAATTGTATCAACCGAAATTTTCTCACCTTTTGCAAGTTGAGATGCTCTTTGTTTTCCAACACCTGTTCCACAAGAACCCCAACCATTTTTTTCTGCATGTCTTACAGCTCTCTGTGCAGCTTGTTTAACTCCATCAGGATAGTCTGAGATTGAATCTGCGAAATCATCTTTGGTCATCTTAATCGGAACACAATTTGGAACTTCTCTACCATCTACTATTTTTGTTGCAATTGCTTCATATCCTTCCCAACAAGCATCTTCCAAACCTTTTTTTTCAGCGAAAGAATATTCAGGTGCAAAGATTGAACCATCACGAGCTCTACCTGGCTCCCAAGAATCAGGAGAAGGATTTAGAACCGTTGCATCGTTTCTCGTATCAAGACCTACAACAACTGTTTCATCTTTCAAACCTTTTGTGGAACTACCAGAGTTTCTAATTGGACTATCTTCTTTAGCATAAAGTAATCTTACCCATGCATGTCTGCAGTTATAAGAACCTCTATACATAAAAATGGAATAAGTCCCGAATTCAGGATTTGATAAGGCTTCAATATCTTCAATTCTATACACTCTATTTTTAGCCATCATATCAGCACAAAACTTTCTGTTCTTGTCATCACGAGGACCTATATACTTATAACGAACAAGATAGTTCCCTGAATCCAAAACAGATTCTGCATTTGGATTTGAAAATCTTTCTTGTTGCATTCTATGAACTTCCATCGGAGTAATCTTGTCAAGTCTTACAACTCTATAACCTTCCTTCAAAAGTTTGGAATAAGGTTCACCAAGTTCATCCAATTGTGGATTATGTGAACAGAAATCTTCAGATGCAATGGTATAAGGGGAATCAAGTTTTTCAACTTCTTCCGCTTTGAAAGCCAGCCAAGTTTCATCATGTGCTGGTCTTGAGACTAGTGAAATAGCTTCAATTCCACTTTCGTCAAATTCGTCATCAATGAATAACTCAACGATTCTTGTTGTGCTCATAACTATAAATATTTGTATATCAAAAAATTCCCACTTTTTAGATAAGAGAACGGGATTTTATTATTCTATCGAATTGTTGTTGGTTTGAAACTTCTGTTGCTGTTACATAAGTTTTAATTGGAGTTTGTCCAAATGCTGTGGATACAGCATCAGCAATCGTTTCATTTTGTGATTTGAATGGTGTTGTTCCTTGATTAACCAATCCACCCGCAGCAAATGCTGGTAAATTTTGTGCTGAATTAATTGTTTCAAGTAATGGTTTAAATGCTCTTGTGCTTCTCGCATTGACAACATATTCTCCATCAGAAAGTAGAGCCATAATATTGTCACTAGTTTCACCACCCGGTCCATTTACCATTCCACCTTGAGCTCTTCTCGCATTAACATTAATTCCCCCTGTATTTACAACACCTCCACTTCCTCCCATACCTGGTGCATTTGGAATAGGGGTTGCAGCAATTCTTCTAACATTAGATAAACCATTTATGATAATTGCTGCGGCTTTTAGAG